AAGAACCAGACGAAGAACCAGACGAAGAACCAGACGAAGAACTAGACAAAGAACCAGACAAAGAACCAGACAAAGAACCAGATAAAAAATCAGACAAAGAACCAGATATAGATTCTGGTGCGGATTCAGATAAAAAATCAGATATAGATTCTGATACAGATTTAGATAAAAAGTCTGATAAAGATTTAGATAAAAAACCAAAAGAAGATTTAGATAAAAAATCAAAAGGAGATACAGATGAAGACTCTGATAAAGATTCCGATACAGATTCGGATAAAAAATCTGATAAAGATTCCGACACGGATTCGGATAAAAAATCTGATAAAGATTCCGACACGGATTCAGATAAAAAATCCGATAAAAATTCCAATGAAGATTCCGATAATAAGTCTGGCGGAGATTTAGATGAAAAACCAAAAGAAGATTCCGATGAAAACTCCGATACAGATTCAGATAAAGAGATAAAAACAAATAAAAAAATAGTTAAAAATAAGAAAATCAATAAGAAAGTGAGGATGGTAAAAAAAACTAACAATAAAAATACGGGAAAAAAAACAATTAAGAAAAAGAAGTAAAAAGAAGTAAGTTTAAATTAAATTATGAGATATAAGATATATAAATAATATTATTTTAAAATATAAAGTAATATTAATAAAATGCCATTTTGCAATGAAAATAATGCAGATGAAATAATAAAAAATTTATGGTTGGGTAACTACATTGTAGCGAATGATATTAAATTTATTAATGAAAAAAATATTAAATATATTATTAACATGACGCCTGATATTGATAATACAATTGCAAATATTGTATATATGAAAATTCCAGTGATTGATGATAAAGTGTGTCTAGTAGATATGAATAATATTTTTGATGAGACGACTAGATTTATTTTAGATGGTATTGAAAATGGTGGCGTTTTAGTGCATTGTATGTATGGACATCATAGATCGGCATCAATTATTGCTGGATTTTTGATACGATTTTTGGATGTTAATGTAGACGAAAGTATTAATTATATACAATCAAAAAGACATTGTGCATTGGTAAGGGAATCATGTATGGTGAAAGCATTACGAGAATATTATATATATTGTCATGAAAAATTGAAATAAATAATTAATAAAATAATATTATTTAGATCAAAATGAATTATCCATGTATAATTGTTGAAATTAATAAATTGAGATATTTTATAATTAGGTATGATATTAATAGTAAATATTTTATATTAACAACAACTTCTAATGAAATATTAATGATATCTTGTTTATTTTTAACAATCTGTAATGTTGTAAATCAAAATTTTAGAAGTGATGATATATATAGATTCTATATTACAACAATTAATAAGATTGATCAAGAAAACTATGATTTTTTTAATTCTTATTATAGATATTTATATCCAGAAGATGGTAATTTACTCATAAAAAAATGAAAATTATATTAATATAATAATATAATAAATTATATCATTATGTTAATTTATGCACTTTTATTTTTTAGTTTTCTTTTTATCGGTATTATTATTGGCATTAAATATTTTTATAAACAAAAAATACATTTAATTTATTTAGATGGGAATATAGCGTCTGGAAAAACAACATTAATAAAAAAATTATTAAAAAATAAAAATACAAAATTTATTGAACTTATTGAACCAATTGACGAATGGAATAAAATAAGTGATGATAAAACATTATTTGAACATTATTATAATGAGCCATCGCGTTGGAGTTATTCATTTCAACATTTTGTTTTAATTCTTAAATTCAATAAATTAGTTAATATATTGGGTAAATTAAAAAACAATACATCAATTATAATCGAAAGATCTTTTTATACCGACAATAATGTATTTGCAATGAATTGTTTTTTGAATAAAAATATGACATTTCAAGAATATAAAATTTATAAAATATGGTATGAATTTATTAAAAAACAATTAAAATCATTAGATATAGAAGAACATTATGTTTATATTGATGTTGATCCATCAATATGTTATGATAGGTTACGCATGAGGAATAGACAAGGAGAAAATGATATATCACTTGATTATCTAAAGAAAATAAATGATTTACATAAAATAGCTTATAAAAATTTAAATCAAAAAAATATTATAGTTATTAACAATAATCAGGATACCAATATTGATGAGATAACTAAAAAATTGATTTAAATAATATTTTAATATAATTAATTTATTATCTATTAATTAATGATTGGATTTTTAAAACGACTATTATCGTATTTTATTAAACCAACAATAATATCTGTTGATGGTATAATTGGTTCGGGAAAATCAACATTATTAAAAAAAATATCCGAAAAAACAGACATAAAAATTATACCAGAACCAATAAATATTTGGTTACAAATAAAAGATAGCGATGATAAAAATATTTTACAAAAATTTTATGATGATAAATATAGATATTCATATACAATGCAAAATTTTGCATATATAACACGAACTAAAATGTTAATTGATACAATAAATAGTGAATTTGATAAAATGGGAATTATTGAGATGATTAAACATATTGTATTTAATAAACCATTTATTTTAATAACAGAAAGATCTATATTAACTGATAAATATGTGTTTGCCAAAATGTTGTATGACGATTCATATATGACCAAATTAGAATATGATTTATATAATTATTGGTTTGATTTTTTTACAAAAGAATACAAAATAAAAAATGTAATTTATGTTGATACAACATGTGAAAATGCATTGAAAAGAATTAAATTGAGAGGAAGAGTTGAAGAAGAAAAAATTAATCTTGAATATCTAATGAAATTAAAATCTCAACATGATAAATGGTTAACTAATTGTCCATATGATGGATGTCATGTTTTAAAACTTGATATTAACAATGTTGAAGAAGATTTAACATCAATTGAAAGTGTAAATAAATATGATAAACATATAAATGATATACGTGATTTTATTAAAACAATCATAAGTTAAGAATAAATAAATAATTAATTAATTAAATAATTAATTAATTAATTCATGATTTTCTTAATAAATCATCAATGATATCTTTTTGTTTATCTTTAACTAAAGTTAAAATATCGGTTCCATCATCACTAATTTCTTGTTGTGACTCTATAGCATTTGATGTAATAATGTATTCTTCTTGACATAAACTATTTATCATATTTATTTTATCATGACATTTATTTTCTAATGTCGCTTCATCTGAATAAATCCATTCTAATGTTTCTTCAATAATATTTATGAAATTATCTTTATTTTTAACTATAATTTTTTCATCATCAATCAAAGTTTTTAATGTTAAACATAATTTTTCTAAAGTTTCTTTAGAATTATTTGTGTAAATATCATTATTATATTTATTCATAACAATGTCACATATATTGTTTATATCAATAAGTTTTATTTTATACTCTTCTATTGTAGGTTTTGTATGTATACAAACCCATAATAAAGTATCGTCTATAAAATTTCTTAATTCTAATTTATCGTCATCTGATAATTTGGTTGAAGGACTATCAATAATTTCAATAATAGACGAACATATTGTATTTATATTTAGTTTTAATTCTTTTAATTCTTCTTTATCTTTATTATCAGTTATACATAATTCAGTATCTTCTATTGTTTTTATTATATTTTCTTCACATTCGTCATCGTTATAAATACTTGTACCATTTGTCTGATTTACGCCATCAATTTTTGATGAGTCATTATTTCTACCAATTAATACGCCATATTTCAATGTCATTTCCTTAAATTTATTTGAAAATTCTTCTGAAGATCTTTCAAAATATTTTTTTTCAATCAACCAATTGGCTGTTTCTTCGATATCTTTTTTAATTGTATTCTTCTCATCGCTTGAAATTACAATTTCTGGTCTTTGAATATTAAATAATATAGTACTGCACATATCATCAATTTTATAATGTAATATTTTTTTTTCTTTTTCAGTTTCATCTTTTATTTCAAATTCTTTTGCTTCTTCAATTAACTTATTGATTTTTAATTTAGATAAATTTAATTTATTTTCAGATATGATTAATGATGATGTATTATTTTCATATGTAGCTGTAATGGTAACTATTTTATTATTATTAATATTAAATACTACATTTATTTCTGGTATTCCTCTCATTGTTTTTTTTATTCCTCTTAATTCAAATTCACCGACTAAATAATTATCTTTTGTTAATTGTCTCTCTCCTTCAAATATTTTGATTGTTACAAATTCAATATTGTCTGTATCTGTTGTATAAACACGTGATTCACTTGTAGGAATCAATGTATTTCTTGGAATAATAACATCCATCATACCACCAATTGTTTCAATTCCAATAGATAAAGTTGTAGTGTCCATTATTGTAACATTATTAGAAAACGGATCGTCATCGTGAAATAAAATATATGCTTGCATTGCAGTTCCAGCTACAACCGCTTCCTCAGGATTAATACTACAATTTGGTTCTTTATTAAACATAAACTTTATTTGATCTCTTATTTTAGGAATTTTTGTCATTCCTCCAACTAAAATAACGTCTGCAATTTCATTAGTTGATAAATTACATTCTTTTAAAATATCAGTAATTGGTAATAAAGAAAGAATAAACAAATCACAACAAATATTTTCAAAATCGGAACGTGTTATTTTTATACATAAATCAATTGAATTATAGAAGTTTTTTACAGCAACAAATGTTGAAGTATTTATTGATAATATTTTTTTTTCTTGTTCACAACTATTTCTAAGTTTTTGAATAGATACATTTAATAATGTTGTTAATTCTAACTTATTAATTATTTTAAATTTTGCAATACAAAAACACATTAATTTTGTATCAAAATCACTTCCTCCTAATCTTGAATTTCCAGCAGATGCGATTACTTTAAAAGTTCCGTTATTTATACTTAATAAAGTAACATCTAATGTCCCACCACCAAAATCATAAATTATTACTTTTAATTTTTTATTTTCATTAACACTCCTATTCAATAAACCATATGATAATCCGGCGGCGGTCGGTTCATTTATCATTTTAATACAATCTATTCCAGCAATTGTACATGCATCTTTAATGGCTTGTCTTTGATTATCTAAAAAATACGCTGGAATTGCAACGACTGCTTTTGTTATTTTTTGATTTAAATAATCAGACGCCATTTTTTTAAGTTTTGATAATATTGTTGCTTGTATTTCTTCTGGTGTTAATGATTGATATTCAGATTTTAATATAATTTTTCCTTGATCATCCGATGCTATTTCATATGATACAAAATCTTTTGCAGTTTCAATAATAGGATCTGAGTATAATCTTCCAATATATCTTTTTACCTCATAAAATACATTTTTAGGATTTAAATCCGCTTGATTTTTCGCATCCATACCGACATAACGATTTACATTAGTGAACGCTACATAACTTGGAATTAATGTATCACCACAATTATTTGGAATAATTTCCAATAAATTATTCCTCCAAACTGCAACACGACTTGTTGTTGTTCCTAGATCAATACCAATACAATATTCTTCGGCCATTATAAAAATATATATGTTATTTTTATAATTATATTTAACTAATATACTTATATTTTTTTTACTACACGTCTTATTTTAAACATCTTATTATTTGATTTATTATTATCAGATTCTTCTTCTGATTCTTCATCATCAGATTCTTCATCATCAGATTCTTCATCATTAGATTCTTCATCATCAGATTCTTCATCATCAGATTCTTCATCATCAGATTCTTC